AACTGAGCATCGGAAATGGAGGCGGGCTGCCGCCTGGCGGGGCTGCCCCGGCGCGTCAGCGCTTGTCGTAGATGTTCGCCGGCTTGACGAACGGCGACTTCTTCCGAGGCTGGATGAGAATCGGCATTGTCTTCTCCTATTTCTGAGCGTTGCCCTGACGACAACACGAAGACGCTGCGCAAACATGGTTAATGGATTGCAAGTGTAGATAAACGAGGCCCGTTTACTGATAAACGGAAGCCGTTTATTTTTCTTGGATTGACGTTTATTTACAAAAGGTTCCGATGCGCCGACACTGCTTCCCGACCGAGGATGTGCAATGCCCGAACCGTCACATGAATTCTCTGGCAGCGACATGGACGGTTGGTCGCCGGCGGAACTGGCGCGTCTCGCCTCGGCGCTCGAATCACTGACGCCGCTGACCGTCTTCGTCGACGACGAACGGATGCGCCCGGTCGTCGTGCGGCTGCTTCGGCAGACCGCCGGCGCGGTACTCGACGAGGCCTATCAGCGCGCGGGCTAGACGGCCCGAAGGATCGGCGCGTCCGACGCCCCGAAGTGCGACCGCACGACCGTCGGGATCTCGGGATCGTCGAGCGGCACGACGCCGACCCGACGAAGCGCGCCGCGAAGCGACGGGCCGTGACATGGCAGCATGACGGCCCGCGTGAAGATCGGCCCGATCATGCTGGACAGGAGCGCCGTCCCGGTAAAGAACAGGCCCGTGGCCGCCTGTTCGAGGCCGATCAGCGATGGCTCGTGCACGGCCCGGCGGTTGATGCCGCACAGATAGGTTCGCCCGCCCGCCCCGACAGCGAGCCCTTCATGGTCAGACCGATAGAACGCGTAGTCAGGGTGGCCCGGCCGGTGGAACCGGACGATGCGGCGGAACCCCACCATGCTCTCCCACCGCCGGACAAGAACCAATGACCTGAGCGCATCGCCCGGATGTTCGGCCATCGCGAAATAGAGATCGTAGCGCCCGGAGGCCACGTCGGCCGGCTGCATCGGGAGGTCGGCCAGCGTCAGTTGGGGGGCGCCCCCGGAGCCCCCGTGCCGTTCGATGAAACCGGGATCGAAGAAATCGGTCTGCGCGACTCCGAAGTAGGTGGCGAGGCGCACCAGCGTCCGCTCGCTCGGAAAGCTGACCCCCGCTGCCTGGTTGTTGATCTGCTGGGGGGAGATATCGAGGTCGCGCGCCACCTTCGCCGCGCCATGGTTGCGCAGAAGAAAACGCAGGTTCTTCGCAAAGACCTCGCGCGCGGACATGCCCACCCTCCAGCGCGCCGATCATGAAGACTTCGCCGGAAAGTTCAATAGCGGGCAGTACAGAGGTTGGTCAGGTTAAGGCACCGTGGCCGACGATCAAGCGCTTCGGCCTCATCCTGGCGCGCTATCGATTTCGATCAGCCGTTCGTCTGAGAGCGGCCGCTGCAGCGCCGACGCCTCCTCCCATGGCGCATTGAGCCAGGTGTCAATCTCGTCCGGCTCGGTAAGGATCACCGGCATCGCCTTTTGGTGGATCGGCCCGACAACGCCGTTTGGCTCGGTGGTCAGAAAGCCGAAAAGGTCGACGCTGATCTCCCCCTCCTTGAGCTTGCGCACGCCGGTCCATCGGGTCCACACGCCGGCGAAGACGAACAGGGGCCGCGCGTCAGACAGCGCGAACCAGTGATTGCGGATCCGCCCTGTTTCCGGATCCTTGTCGCGGCCCGGCTCGGCGAAGGCGTTCGCCGGCACGACGCAACGGCTGGCCGGCCCCAGCCAGCGGCGCCAATGCGGCGAGGCCGTGTTGCGGACGTTGGTGACGCCCCGGTCGACCTTCTTTCCCTTCAGCGCGAACTGGGGCGAAGGCATGCCCCAACGGGCCATGACGATTTCGGCGCCATCATCTCCCTTGCGCACTACCGGCGCTTCATAGTCCGGATAGATGTTGCCGGCGGGCACATTGCCGGCCGCATTGGTCATGGCACGGCTGAGCTCGAGGATGGCGGCCGGTCCGGCCGACAAGTTGTAGAGGTTGCACATGGCGCAAACGTGCCCAACCGGGCGGAACCGTCAAGACCCACCAGTCAGCGCAGAAATTTTTTGTATCGTCGCCCAGTCGAAATATGCTAAGATTGAAAACGTAGAAAGTTTTCTGGAGGACATCATGAAGCGTTTCATAGCACTCTTGATTGCCTTTTCACCCACTATAGGCTTTGCTCAAGAATTAGACCATTGCGTCGCAGTTTATGAAACCGCAACTAGGAATTTACAGATATCGGAAGCCTCCTACAGTAGTTTGAATACCGTCTTTGATCAATACTGTGAATCTAACGGTGAATTCAAAGATAGCGCAAAATCAGGCGGCCTTGAGGCTGTCATAAAATCGGTTCCGATTTCGCTCTCCGGAAATGCGTCATCTATAGAAGAACGTTTCCAGAATTTTTGCAGCAATTATTCCGGTATCAGATACAATAGTGCTGCGTCCCGAGCCCTTGCGGATACCGTCGTGGTCGATGCATTGAACGCGTTCAACAATTGCATCGAAATAAGCTCTCGTGGCGTAATTATAAGTCATTCCTCTCCCACGGGTCTTGACGGAACATTCAATTTCACTTTTCGAGCAAATATCAATTATGAACTTCAAGGGGTACAAGAGGGAAGGAACATTGAATGTGAGATTAGAGACCCTCTTGACGGAAAGATGATTCAAGCGGATACGAGCACTACTCTGAAATTTGACAAGCCATTTAGTGCATTTTGTAAACGAAAACCGGAAGGTAGTCCTTCTGGTAAATTTTTCCCAAGAACTAGTGTTGTATTCGCTTCAAATCAAGGAAACTATTCTGTGTTGTATCCTGCAGAGGAAGTGTTAGATGTGGAATTTGCCTCCGTCTTGGACAGACGAATAAGTAATGCGGAAGATCGTTTAATTGCCTTATCTAACAACCTAGAAACCAACATAGTGAAGCTTGAGGAGCGAGTGAATGACGTTTCTTCCGCTTCGAGCGCATTGGTGAGCGAGCTTCGGACCGCAATTGATTTCAAAGTCTTTAAAGTCCTAAGGGCCGATAGCCAGCCTGGGGAACGCGACTACGCACATGTGGGATGCGCCGACCCTACGGCATGGGTCCAGAGCCAGTGTCCAGGATACTCCGTTGAAATGATTGTACTTAGTAGTCGTTCGGGCGGTCATTGCGGCTTCACTCACTATCTGGGTATCTGTAAAAGAAAGTAACGTTCTTTTCACATGACCACAGATTGACTTTCGAAGAGTTCAGAGAACCCACAATTGGTTAGGCGTGTGGCTACGAACATGCGCTTGACCTTCCGATACAGGTCTTGGTGCGTTTTTTGGGTTGTTCTCGTTGCACTCGTCATCGAATTCTCTAGCAATCTAGGATGCGGAAAAAGACGAAAGCAATTGCGGTCAGGTCAGGGGTTGTCGTTCTTGAACCGGTCTGACCGGAACGGACCAATGCGGAAAAATTCTGTGCAACCATCAGTTCGGATTGCATACCATTTTGGCAAGTTTGACCTTCCGAAGCGAGCATTTGTGCAACACGTAGCATCGAGTATTTTGGGTTCGGAGCCGCATATCGCGGCGAACACCATGAAGATCCGCATAGGGCCAAGAACATCCCAGCGGCTCTTCGCATCTTCGTTCTGAAACTGCAAACGCGGCCGTCATCCCGGCGCCATCCCGCCACCGGTTGGAACGATGCGCACGCCACACGGCCGACTGCCGCAGCGCGTGCAGCGCAGGCGCGGCGCCAGGTCCGCGTGCATGACCGAGAGGTCGCGGCCGTAGCGCGACGCCAGCGCCTCGAGATCGAGCGGCGCCATGTGCCAGCAATCGCGGCCATGGCACACCGCCCAGAGCGCGGATCCATCCTCGAGCAGATCGCCGATCGTGTTCATGGGACAGGAATATGATCGCAGCCGCCGACAAGAAAAGCCCCGCGTGCCGGTCGGGGCGCGCGGGGCTTGGCGTCGATGTTGGGTTACAGGTTATCGGGCGGGTCAGGCCCGTGGATCAGACACCGTTTGAAGGCTTCCTGTCGGCCCGGTTGATCGTCGCCCGGTGGCGGCGGGCCGCACCGCGCGGGCGGTTCGGATCAGATCTTGTTGTTGCGATCCATGAAGATGGTCCGCAGTTCACGGATTTCCTTGGCCAGATCGCCGATCACCACGGCAAGCCGGTTCTCGACCTTGTCGAGATGCTCCGACGATGCGAAGTCCTTGGCCATTTTCAGTTCGAGCTGCGCCACTTCGCGGCTGACCTTGATCGCCTCGGCCCTTGCCTCGGAGGCCGCGGCCACGGCCGCCGCGGCGGTTTCCTTGTTGGTCTCCGACCGGGCGCTGATCTTCGAGGCCTGCCACACCCACCCCGCGACGAGCCCCGCCGTCGTGATCGCCGACATGGCGATGGCCGCCCATGCGAGCCAGTCGATCGTCATCGTCTCACCCTTCGCCTTCTCGTTGTCAGCCGATCGCGCCGAACAGCCGCCCGATCACCGTCACCAGCAGCACGAACGCCAGCACCGCGCCGAGCAGGCCGAACCAGAGCTGGAAGAAACAGCCGATCGGCGGCGGGTCGCCAGGGTCGCCCGGCATCATCGGTTCACGGCCTGACTGTGGCGCAGGCACTCCGACCGCGTCCACACGTTCGCCCCGCACAGGCCGGCGGCCGTGTCGTCGATCTTGTCCTGGTCGGCCGGCGTCGCGCCGATCGCGCCGACCAGCGCCGTGCCGACCACGGCGCGGGCGGTCAGCCGCTGCTGGTCAGCGGACGCATTCACCGCTGACGAAGTCGTACATCCCGCCACGCTCATTGCACTGGCGGCGAAGAAAGCGAGCGCGATCGGCTTCATTGGTGATCTCCCTTGCGGCGCGATTGGTTGCTTCGGTCAGTTCGGCGCGGGCGTCCGCCTCGCCGGCCGCATGCTGCGCCGGCCCGTGCACGAACACGGCCCAGCCCAGCGCGACGGAAAAGCCGGCGGCGAGCGCCAGCGCGCCCACGGCGGCGAGCCGGAACGGCTCGGTCAGACGATCGATCATGCGTAGCCCTCCAGGCCCGTGCGCGTGCGCCGCTTCTGCCAGACGCGCCAGCCGGCCCAGGCCAGCCCGCCAAGCGCCAGGCCGACCGAAAGGATCGTTAGCGCGAGAAGCACCTGGTCGGGCAGCGCATGGCCGGTGTTCTGCAGCGTGTCGTCGACCGTGCGCTTGGCCGTCTCGAGCGCGGCGCCGCCGCCGACACCGACGCCGACGCCGACGCCCACGTCGGGATCGCGGGTGACCGGCACGTCGCCGGGCGCCTCATCCGGCCGCTGGCGATAGCGGGCCAGCGCGGCCATGGTTTCGGGGCCGGCGATGCCGTCGACGGAAAGGCCCTTGGCCGCCTGGAAGGCGCGCACGGCATGCAGTGTCGCCGGCCCGAAATCGCCGTCGACCGGACCGGCGTCGAAGCCGGCGCGGCGCAACAGGGCCTGCAGCTCGCGCACCTTGCGGCCCTTCGAGCCGAGGCGCAGCATGCCGGCGGCCGGGCTCGCCGCAAGCCTGCCGCCGCTGTAGCGCGCATAAGCCTCCGCCATCTTCTCGTCATAGCGGTTCCGGCGATAAAGGCGCCCGTTATAGACCCGCGCGAAGCCGGCCCAGTCGCGCCGGCGCAGCTCGTCGAGCAGGCCGTTGCGACGGATGAACCGGACCATCAGCTCGACCTGGCCGGCAAGGTCGCGCCGCGCCATGGCGACCAGACCGTGCACGCTGGAAAAGCCGAGCGCTTTCCAATTGCCGCCCATCACCTGACCGACGCCGAAACTGGTCGATTCGAGCGCGGCCTCGGCGTCGATCCGCATCGCGCGCTCGAGCAGCGCCCAGCGCGCGGCCTGGGAGCGCGGGTTGCGCACCCCGCCGACCTTCGGGCTGGCCAGCCCCTGCCGGCGCGCCAGCGCGCGCTTCTCCCCGGTCAGCCGGTCGTCGAACCAGTGGCCCTCGAACCGGATCACGGGGCGCCATTCGCCGTCGACCATGGCGCCGGTGCGGCCGGCGCTTTCGACCTCGACGACGGCGAGCAGCGCCGCCGGCTCGATCCGGTGTTCGTTCGCGACACGGGTGATCGTGTCGACGGTTTGCGCGTCGAACATGGCGGTCTCCAGCAAAGGGGGTGTCAGCCTGAAAGTAGACGTGTCAGTTTCGGCGTTTACAGATTGCCGCTTTATTGCGGAAATCGGTGGCTTGAGAGTCCAGCGGCCAGCGCATAGGAGTCGGGCATGCGAATATCCCTTCTTCTACTTGCGCTCGGCGCAATTCTGTTCATGGCGATCCCCAGCCAAAGGGCCGAAAATATACCCGCCTGGCAGACATACTGCGCGGTTCCGCAGCGCAATGCAGGGGAGCCGGGCATCATCTCAGTCGAGCGCGTGGGGCGCGCATCGCCTGACATCCGATCCGGTCACCTGTTCGTTCACGATGGGCGGTTGCGGACCTGGGACGTTGCCAATGGCGATCAGTTCAGAGGCCGCGACATGAAGCAGGCCCAGCCGGTTCCTTGCCCCGGATTTTCCGCCTACGGCTGGTCTTTCACATACGGCGATGGTCAAGCGACGGCCTGCAAGGCCGGGACGTGTACGTCCATCGCCGTGCGCGATCGAACTCTCGCCTTCTCCTATGCCGCCCATGACGGGGCGGTCTTTGTCGGCACAAGCTTTGGCGACGCTCTGCTGTTTCGTGATGGACAATGGTGCCGGATGGTCAGACAGGGCGATGAATGGGCCTGCCCCGACGAAGCAGCACCACCACCAACAAAGCCGTCGAACCAGTTCTACTCCTCAGCGATCTACGAAGGGCGCACGCTGGTCGGCGAATACCCGACCGGCAATTTGTTCGAGTTTGACGGTCGACGCGTTTTCCCTTCCGGCATCCCGAGACCGGTTGAGGGCTACGCGCTTGAAGCCCAGACGCTGATGCCCTTCTGCGGCTCGCTTCTGGTCGGCTACTGGCCCACGGGGACGATCCATCGGTGGGACGGCAAGCGCTGGCATGAGCCGATCTCCCTGTTCAATGTGCCGGCAGACTATCCGCAGTTCAGCGACCATGCCGAAGGCGCCGGGCTTGTCGCAAACTTCTTTGGCCGGAGGGTGCCTTCCCTGGTCCCGCATGATGGCGAACTCTACGCTATCAGCGGAAGCAAAGGGGATTGGAACGCGCAGATCGACAGCGGTTTGCCGCCATCGGTTTTCTCGGAGTACGGCGTTGTCTGGCGACTATCTTGTAGCAACCAGAGTGGAGTGGTACGGGCCTCCTATTCCGATGGCTCGCGGGTCGAACCAGACGCCTTCAGCATCGCCCCTGCCGATCGGCCATTGATCTGACCATCGCACGGCTGAACGCCACTTCCCGCGTTACAATGGCGCCGGTGCGGCCGGCGCTCTAGACCTCGACGACGGCCAGCAGCGCCGCCGGCTCGATCCGGTGTTCGTTGGCGACACGTTTGATCGTGTCGACGGTTTCGGCGTCGAACATGGCGGTCTCCAGAAGGGATGTGTCAGCCTGAAAGTAAACGTGTCAGTTTCGGCGTTTACAGATCGCCGCTTTATTGCGGAAATCGGTGGCTTGAGAGTCCAGCGGCCAGCGCATAGGAGTCGGGGATGCGAATATCCCTGCTTCTACTTGCGCTCGGCGCGATCCATTTCACTGCAGCATGCGCTGAGGACAGGAGAACAATTCCGGCGTGGCAGACATATTGTGCGGTGCCAAACGATACATTCACCGGCGGTCAGGCCGGGACTGACCTGGACGTCGAGCCGGTGTTCGTTCTCGGCGAACGGTCGCATTCCATGTTCGCGTTTGCGGCAGATGACGGGATTCGGTTGCGCGACCTCAACTCAGGCCGACAGTGGCAGCTCCGATACGGCCGGTTCGAGACCGCACGTGCATTGCGATGCAAGCCGTTCGCGGCGTTCGGCGTAGAGGTTAGTCACTCCGATGATGCGGTCACCGCCTGCCGGGGCGACAACTGCCAGTCGATCGAGATCAAGCAGGGTACGTTCGTGTTCGCCTACGCTGCCGCACGGTCGGCGATTGTTGCCATCACCAATTACGGTGACGCACTGCTCTTTCGCGATGACCAATGGTGTCGAATGACCTGGTCGGAGGACCGCTACACCTGCATCGGCAACGAACCGATGGTCACGGAGCCACGCAAGATGCAGTTCTATTCCTCGATCCGATACGACGGCGAGACATTGATGGGCGAGTGGCCAACCGGACGCCTGTTCGTCTTCGATGGCCGGACGATAGAGCCATGGTCCGAACAGCCGCCGCACGTGAGCAAGGAAAGAACAGGTTTCGAAGCGCAGGCGATGGCCGTCTATTGCGGCGACCTTTATGTCGGGTACTGGCCGACCGGCGCGATCTGGCGCCTTCACCGCCGGACGGGCGAGTGGAGCCGCATTGCACTGTTTCCCGATGCGGCCACGTTCTACCCGCATATTGACCGGCCGGCCGACGATCTGTCCGGTCGGTTCTTCGGACGGCGCGTGACCGCCCTGCTTCCACACGACGGCTCACTGTACGCCGCAACGTCAAATCTGCTCGGCTGGCACCGCGATCTGGACCAGTCCGTCGTCAGCGATATCGAGGCCGAGTTCTACGGCAAGACGCATCGTCTCACGGTCGACTGCACCCGCTAGATGACATAGCTGATCTGGCAGGCCGTGATGCCCTTCGTCCCGCTGGCGGTGAAGCTGCCAAGCAGAGGCGTCGGATAGAGCGCGATGACGCCATTGGTTCCGATCACGCCGACGCCGCCATACTCGTAGCCGCCATTGTCGATGAGCGTCACATTGACCTGGCGCGCGGCAGTGGGCCGAAACGATGTGGGCATGCCGGTGATCGAACAACTGGTGCTGTTCGATGTGCCGCTGATGGACGGGATGCTTAGGGTGACGGTATCTCCGTTTCGCTTGGCCGAGATGGTGCCCGTCGGGCTGCTTGTCAGCCCGGTCATCGTTCCCGTGAAGGTCTGCGCGGTGAAGCCCTTGTTTCCAGCTTCCGACACAAGCGTGTCGGCCGAGCCGGCGTTCGACACAAGGGCAACCGCACTGCCCGCCTGAGAACAGTTTTCGATCCTCGCGGCGACCGTTCCCGCAACCGAATCGCGCCGCAACAGGGCAGTCGAGAGTTCGGCCGCATGGCAGTCCCGAATAACGATGTGCTCGGCCGGGAAGCCGGATGTGTCGCGCAGGCCCGAATGCTCAATAATGGCGCCGGGCGCAACGCCGCCATGCGAGACATTCTCAACAATGGTCGGCGAGGCCTGATGCGATGCCGTGTGCGTGCGAAGCACGATCGAATCCATGGCAGCGGTGCCGGTCTCGGCGTAGCCGCGCATGCCGGAAACCCTCAGTCCGCCATGAACGTAGTTGCCAATGGTGCCCGAGACGATCTTCTCGACCGAATGCCCGTCGTGATGATAGGTGAGTTCTTCCGCAACGCCGTCGCCGTACTGGAAGTCGACTTCCATGAAACCGCGCCCGGTCGAGTTCCCCGTCGTCCGGATGAAGTGGCTTCCGCGAATACGGCAATTGGTCTTGGCGAACTTGAGCGACCTACCCCAGCAGTTCTTGAACGTGCCGCCATTGATCCGCGCAAAACCATCGTAGCCTGCCGACGTTGCGGGCGGCACGCCGAAGATCTGAATGCCGTCCTGGTCATAGATGTAGTCGGCATCTTCCGAATAGACATCCTCTATCCATGGATCATCAATCGTAACATCGCGAGCCTCGGCACTACCTGCATTGAGGATCGCGATGCCGTGAACCCCGATGGATGCCTGGACGCCCGCATTCACCGCAAGCTTGACGCCTTTCACATACGGCCGCACCAGATGAAGGGATTCGAAACCGCCATCAATCCAGATGCCGAACCCGCCGACGTGATCGGTCCCCGACCGGTAGACGTTGATCGCGCCGATATGCTCTCCATAGCCGCGCCCGATGTCGGCCGCCGTCATGTCGGTCGCGGCCGTGTTGCGGATCACCAGCCCGTTATAGGCCCTGTTGTCCGCGTCGACCTTCCATCCCCGGAAATCGAAACCGTGCTCGTCCACGATCAGGTCGACCGCTCGGGCGATCCCCGATACCGTGGTCAGCTTGATCGTCGCGCCATGTCCATAGATCACGGGCTTGCGGGTAAACGTGTAGTCGAGAAGCGCGCTGATCGCATAGGTCTTCTCGCCGAGATTGATCGGCACGCCGCTGGAATTGTGCTCGGCGAACACGGCTTCGAGCACGGAAAGATCATCCGTCGAACCGTCGCCGGCAGCACCGAAATCAGCGGGGTCGAGGAAGTATCGGTTGGGGTGAAGAAGCTCGTAGCCGTCCTCGGCAGCGTTGACGACGAGTTGCTTGCCGGCGTCACCGGACACTATGCTGGGCAGGTTGAGGCCGGCTGCCGCCGCTTCGGCCCTGTCGGCCGCCGCCTCGGCCGCCGCCTGGATCGCCGCGCTCGCCTGGTCGGACAGAAGCCGGAACGTCGATCCGGAAATCCGCCCGGTTATCTCGCTGCCGGCCGGCAGGCCGCCCGGCGCGATATCGTTGCCGGCCTTCGTCTCGACGGCAAGCGCCGGGCCGCCATTGAAGCTGACCGTCACCGGTCCGGTGTTGGCGAGCGCGATCGGCACGGTGATCAGCTGGGAGCCGTTGACGGGAAGCGCCGTCGTCGCCGCGATCGCGTTGGCCGTGCCGCCATCGTCGCTGGCCACCACGAAACTGTAGCCCGGCAGGTCCGCGACGCGGATCCATTCGCCGCTGCCCGAGGCGCCCGTCTTGCGATAGACGCCATCGTTGGCGGCACTATCGCCGATCACCAGCGCGCCCGCGTTCGCCGGATGGGCCAGGTCCGCCTCGAGGTCGGCGAGCGCGCCGTAGATGCGTTCGGAATAGACGGCCGAGGTGAACAGCCGCTCGACCTCGGTCATCCATGTGCGCAACCAGGACGGGTTGAACGTGGCGCCGCCGAAGATCGTCTCGGCGAGGCGGGTGAAGATACCCATGGCGAGCCCCTCAGCTTGTGTGTTCGATGATGTTGGACGCGGGCGAGGCCGTGCCGTCCGTCGTCAGGGCGAGCGCGCGCACCTGCACGGTCGAGCCCGGATCGGGCGTCGGCGCCGCCGTCTCGATCGTGCCGGACGGGCGCACGTAACCGGTCTCGATCTCGGTCCATGCGCCGGCGTCGATACGGTATTCGACGCGCATGGAAGCGACCTGCAGGTCGGTCGGCGCGGTGGCCGTCAGATCGTCATAAGTGCCGGTCAGGACCGGCGCGGCCGTCGCGGTGTTGTTGACCGCAAGGCTCGAAACCTCGAGCAGGTCCGAAAAAAGGCTGCCGCCGCCATCGGCATCGAAAAACCGCACCCGGAAGTCGGCCCGGTCGCCGGTCAGGTCCTCGGCGACGACGGCCGTCGTCAGGTCGATCTCCGTCATGCCGGCCCATGCGCCGGGCGTCGTGACCACATAGGGCCGCCACGTCGCCTCGGCCGTGGCGGCGCCGGAGACCGGCGTGAACCGCACGCGCGTCTCGCGGCCGCCGATCGCGTCCGTGGCGACGACGGTCGCCCACGCCGGCTCCGCCGGCTGGGGCAGCGGCGCGGCGTACTGGGGCAGCACGCGGTCGGGCGGCGGCGGCACCTCGTCGGCGGCCGGGTTCCAGGGCGTCTGCAGGATCGGCGGGATCGCATTGAACGGGATCTCGGTGCGCCCGTCCGCGTCGCTCACGGCGACCGGTTCGATGCGCGCCTTGACCAGGACAGGCACGTTCTCGTCCTCGCCGACATCGGGGATTTCGAGCATCACGGTCCGCTTGCCCCATGCGGCAAGGCCGGCGAAGGTGGAATGGAACACGCCGAAATCGGCGCGTGCCATCCAGAACAGACGCCGCGCGATGCGCTGGGCCTGGCTGGCATCGCAGCAGAACGGCAGCCGGACCGGGAACTCCTTTTCGCCATAGCGGTCGATCTCGTCCTGAACCCGCGCCCATGGCGCCGCGGTCAGGTCGATCTCGGCCAGTTCGTAGCCGCGCTCGGGCGAGAAATAGACCAGCGTGCACACGTTCGGCCGTGACGCCCCCTCCGGCCCGGCGCGGTACTCGGCGGTGATCCGGTGCCGTTCGGTGAGCGTCAGTTCGCTGTCCGGATCGTCCTCGAGCCAGGCGAAGGTGAACTTGCCCGAGGCGGCCCGCCGCACCTCAAGACCGGCCGAGGCCAGCATGTCCTCGACCACCTCGGTGCTGATGACGCCCTCCCACCCGCCCGAAAGCCGGCAGCGCGGCGCGGTGCCCGACAGGGTGGCGACGAGGGCTTCGGCCTCGGTGGCGCGTGTCGCCAGATCGTCGAAGTCGATGATCGCGTCGGTGATGCCCGGCAGCTGCCGGAAATAGTGCAGGCAGATCAGGACACCGTTCCGCGACCAGACCGCGGTCTCCGTGCGCGGATCGAGAAACAGCCCGACCCTGGCCCGCACGCGCGTGTCGCGGATGCCGCCCTGCAGCAGCTCGGGAAACAGTTCGTTGCCCGTCCCCGGGTTCTCGAACCGCATCAGCGTCTGGAAGATGCCGCGCACCCGGTGATCGGCGGTCCAGACATCGGGAAACGAAGACAGAAGCCCGGGCCAGGCCACCTCGGTCCCGTCCCCGACACGGTGCTGCAGGTTGAGCCATGAGCCGCCCGGGCGGGCGAACGGCGGCGTCGAGACATCGCCGTTGGCTTCGACCGTGACGGGGCGCCCGTCGTAGAAATACTGCTCGATCGCGACGGCCGGCCCGAAGCAATGCAGGATCAGGCGGTAGATCAGATATCCGTCGGTGTTGCCGTAGTCGATCTTGCCGGCCAGTTCGACCAGGCCGAAGGCGTGAATGCCCGGCCCTTCGGACCCCTGCTGGGTCTGCTTGAGCCGGTTCGGATCGATCTGCTGTCCGCGCGGCCGGAACAGGGCCTGCGCGCCCAGATAGGCCGCGCCAAGACCGCCATAGACCAGCGCCGCGCCGAGCGCCGCGGCGACCGGGCCGGTGGCAAGGCCAAGGCCCAGAATGCCCTGGATCGCGAAACCGATCAGCGTCTCGACGGCAAACGCCGGCGTCGCCGTCAACAGCAGCGTCAAAAGCGCGATCGCGGCGATGCGCATCATTCAGATCGCCCAAACCTTGAGGATCGTGTGGTGGCGCGGCGCCAGGAAACGCACCCCACCGCGATGGGCCCGCCATGCCGCGCTGCCCAGCTCGCAGAAGATCACCCCGACATCGCGAAAGCCGAACGTCTTGATGACGCCGACATCGCCGAACCGCGGCATGCCGGCCCGCACGCCGAACCCGGCCGGCCCGAGCACCTGATCCCAGATCGGCATGAGACCGCCGGCATCGTCCATCATCGCCTCGGCCTCGGCCCGGCTGTGCCAGACCGGCATGTCGAGCGTCCGGCCGGTGATGTTGGCGACCCATTGCGCCGGCCATGCGCTGCAGTCGTCGACGCCATAGACCGGTTCGGTGTCGGCGACCTCGGCGCACATGGCGCGCAGCACGCGCCGGCGCCGCGCCGTTTCGTCGATCGCTGCGCTCACGGCAGATAGTCCTCGACGATCTCGCCATTGATCGGGTCGAGCCCGCGGTCGCCCGGATAGCGGGCCCGCTGGCCGGCCGGCGACCACATGCCGTTGGTCACCGGATAGTTCAGCGCCTCGAAGACCGAGACGATCTTGACCGCCACGGTGCGGATCGCCGCGCCCTGGAAGCGGAGCGCCGGGGCGGTGAACTTGCCGTCGATCAGACGCCGGATATCGATCAGCACATCGCCGGTCTCGGCGTCGACGACGGCGAAGCTGACATTGGCGGTCGCGCCCTCGATGTCCGCGCGATCGTCCCAGATCGACTTGAGGAAGGACCGCGAGGCGCCCGAGAAGATGATGTCGACCGCGACGGCCTGGCCGAAGGCCGGCTCCTGGATCGCGTCGATGGCGACCATCGCGCCGCCGATCGGATCGGATACGCCTTCCCAGACCTGCCCGCCGATCTCGACCCGCCCCATGCCGGAATGATAGAAGCGCGTGCCCGAGGGCAGCGCGGCCTCGACGAACCATGCCCGCTGCACATGCGGACGCGACAGCACGTCGAGATCATCGTCGGAGAACACGGTCATGCGAAATCGCCGAAATGGGCGCGGGCGTGATAGTCGAACACTTCGACCAGATCGATCGTCGCGGGCTCGGTGAAGGCCAGCCCGCGCGTCTGGCGCACGGGCGCGATCGGGCGCATGGCAAGCACCGGCGTGAGGGTGGCGAAATCGTCGGCGGTCAGCGCCTTGCGCAGGCGCGGCCAGATCCGGTAGTGGCCCGGCGCGATCACCGCCGTGATCGCGTACAGACCGAAATGGAACGGCTCGAAGCCGACATAGTCGCCGATGCCGAGCGCATGGCCCCAGTCCCGATCGGTCAGCCGGATTGTGCCCGCATTGAAGCTGGCGGCAACGGCCAGCGGCACACGCGGCAGCCATTCGCCCCACGCGCCCTCGGTCCACGCGCCTTCGGTCCAGGCGCCGCTCACAATCCCTCCGGCCTCCGCCGTGGTCATCCGGTCGGCGTCGAGAAAGTCGATCCGGGTCGCGTTGGCGCCGCCCAGAAAGGCCGTCATCCAGCCGCGCTCGCGACGGGCCTGCCGCCCCTCCAGCGCGTTGGTCGGCAGGCGCAGCGCGACCACGTCGCCGACATGATCGAAGGTCTGTTCGGACCCGTCGGCGACCGTGTTGGCGCCAGAGTTGCGCGCGTTGGGACCGGAGATCGGCTCGACCTCGGTTCGCGCCGGAAGGCAGGGCATGGCGAGCAGGCGCGCCATCAGCCAAAGCTCCGCTGCGGCCGGATGCGCCGCGTCTCGCGCGTGGCGTTCCGCGCGTCGACCATCGCCGGCACGGCGCCCGCAACCGTGGCGGCGGCGGACTGGCTCTTTTCGTCGATGATCGCCATGATCTGACCGTTCTCCTCGACGAGGCGGCCGGTGACATGCAGGTCGAAGACCTGCCGGGCCGTCGGGCCGGCCCCGTTCGGAATGACGCGCTCGCCGCGCTCGAGGATCGCTGGCACCTCGTTCGGCTTGAGGCCGGCGATGCCGCCATTGTGATAGCGCTGCGCGTGGGCGAAGGCGGCGAGCGGCACGGCCCGGTTGTGGTTGTAGCCGTCACGGCCGGCGGTGCCGCCGCCATGCAGGATGCCGGGGATCAGGAACCCGCCGAGCAGACCGCCGGCGCCCCGGCCGAGCCCGCCGCCAAGCGCGAGGCCTCCGCCGCCGCCGAACAGGCCGGCCAGCGGTCCGCGTCCGAAAATGGCGGCCTGCACGCCGGCCTCGACCAGCGTGTTGACGAACCGGTCGAGCGCGTCGATCCCGGTCTCGATGTCCGGCACAAGATCCTGGAAGGCGCCGGCCAGCGTGTCGTTGAGGAACTCGGAAGCGCGCGCGGCGCCCTCGATCGCGGCGCGCTCGCTTTCGATCCTGTCGATCAGCCGCGCGATTTCCTGGCCGGCGGCCGAACTGGCGTCGACGCCGGCGCGCTTGAGTTCGTTGTAGACGCGCTGCTGCTGCTCGTTCAGCCCGAGCTGGGCGTATTCGTCGCGCAGCGATTGCAGCACCTTGTCGAGCGCCTCGGCCTGCTTTTCGGCTTCGGATTTGGCGCGGGAGCGGCCGCTGCGACGACCGCCCTTGTCGCCATCATCGGTGGCGATGGGCGTAAAGGTAAGGCGCGGCGTAGGATCAACCGAGACGTTCCGTCGACGGTTCATCTCGTCCATGATCCGCCGCTCCTCGGCGGTCAGCGACGCGAACTCGGACCGCAACGAGTTGATCGTCCCTTGCAGGTTCCGGCGCTCGGCCTGCGCGAGCACGCCGGTCACGTTCCGCTGTTCGTCCTTGACAGCAAGAATGCGGTTCTCGAGCGCCAGACGCTCTTGCGAGATCGCTGTCAGTCTGTTTTCAAGCGAGAGATTGCCTCTTGCCTCCACTTCCCGGAAGCGGTCGATCAGGCCGATGACATCATTGGTCAGGTCGACCACGGCACGCCGGACGTTCGTGCCGATGATCGACACCATCGTGTTCCAGCGCTCGTTGATCTCCTCGACCTGGCGCTTGTAGTCCTCGTCGAGCACGACGCCGAGCTGGCGCGCCTGGTCGCGCGCCGCCGAGATGGAGCCGGCGGCGTCGTCCATGAGCCGCTGGAACTGCTCGGCCGCGGTGCCGCCGAACAGTTCGTCGAGAATGCGCACCTGCGCGGCCTGGTCGAGCTGCTTGACCCGGTCGATGATCTCCTCGAACAGGCGCGGCGGATCCTTCAGCCCTTCCTTGAGTTCATCGACGGTGAACCCCAGACGCTTCAGCGATTCCTCGGCCGGACCCGCATCGGTGACGACGAACTCGTCGATGCGCAGCTGCATCTCCTTGAGCCCGTCGGTGAGCGCGTCGACCGAGATCAGGTTGCGGTCGGCGGCGAATTTCAGTTCCTGGAACGCCTCGAAACTGACCCCGGCGGTCTCGGCCTGCGCGGCCAGCTCCGCGACCTGGTCAACCGTGCGCTTGAGGGCGACGCCGGTGGCGGCGGCAACCGCGGTGACGACCGTCACGGCGTTGCGCATGTTGCGCGCGAAGGCTGCGACGCTGCGCCCGTTCGCCCGGAAATCGGTCTGCAGCCGGCCGCGCAGGCGGGCCGAGGTCTGCTCGACCCGTCGCGCGCCCTGGCCGAACTGGCGCGGATCGAGGCCGACCGTGTAGTCGAGATCGGTCATGGCGTTCCCTTGCGCATCGAGAGTGCCGCCATGGCCCGCTCGCGGATGGCGTCGGCCCGGGCGCGGTCCAGCCGCGCGCCGCCATGCTGGCGGCGGCCGGTGGCGACCTGCCAGCCGTCGAACGCCATGCGCAGTTCGGCGGGCGTTGAACGCCAGTAATGATCGGGACGCCAGCCCATCGCCGTCGCCATGATCATTCCGTAGCGGAAGATGTCACCGGGGCCTTCGGCGTCGCGTCCGCCATCGCCATCCGCACCGCCAGGATCAGCCGCGCCTCTTCCTGCGCGGCGAGCCGCTTTTTTTCGGCGTCGCGCTCCTCCGGCGTCTGGCCCAGCACCATGCCGATCAGCGCGTCGGCGATCGCGTCGAGCCCGCCGATCCCGCGCGCGGCGGCGAGCACGGCGAGCGGATCGCCCTCGACGGTCTCGCACACGTCCAGCGCCCTGCCGAGAACGGCATGGTCGAGCCGGGCCAGCGCGTCGAGCAGGTCGCCAGAGGATGCCACGCCCAGCGCCGCGCGCATCCGCGCGATGCCGTCATGGGTGACGGCGACGATCGCCGCCCCGCCCTCGCTCTCGATCCGGCGTTCGCCGCGCCACTCGTTCGGCGCGGCCATCACAGGACCGTGCGCGTGATCGTGCCCGACAGTTCCACCTGCGCCGTGAACGACAGGCCGGTGTCGTTCTCGGCCTGGCCGCTTTCGCGGAAATTGCCGAACAGAGTCTCGGTCGCGACATACATGACGCCCTTGCCCAGGTGCACGACCCGCGTCTTGAATCTGGTCTGGTTGAACGCGGCCTGCTCGAGCCATGCGCCCTCGGCGTCGGTGTCGGTCAGTCCGGAGACGCCGAAGCTGATCGTCTGCGCCCCGTAGGCGGCGATCGTGATGATCTTCGAGGTCATGTCCTGGCAGTCGGCACGGACCGAGCGGCGCAGGATCTCGTTGTCGATCGAGAAATCACCCGACATCGCGCCGCACAGATATTTCCAGTTGTCGGGATCGGCCTCGACGGTCGAGCCGCCCTGCGGGGCCCATCGCTGGATGGCCAGTTCCTTGCCGTCTAGAGTAGACATGGTGAAATCCTTTCGGTTCCCGTTGCGTGAGAGGGATGATCAGACGATCCGCATCGACCAGGTCTGGACCGCCATGGCGGCGGCGCCGTCGGTCGGCGCCGCATCGAAGTCGGTGCGGGCCAGATCGAGATGGACGACGAGCCCGCCGAGCGTCGGATCGGCGTCGAGCGCCGCCTCCATCTTGTCGGTCAGCGCATCGAGATCGTCGTCCACATCCTGTCCGTCGCGGGTACGGACGAGGCCGACCAGTTCGAGCGTCAGAAGGCGGCGCCTTGTGCCGCACCGCGGGGCCGGGCCGGACTGCTCGGCCGCGTTGGCGACGGCCACGACATCGTCCCGCCCTTTCGGCATCGCCGCGAGCACGCTCCGGCCCGACCGCACATCGAGGCCCGGCACGGCGGACAGGGCGGCGATGACGGCGTGGCGGACCGGCGTGCGCGGATGGCTCATGGCGCCGCCACCGGCTGGACCGAGGCCACGGACATGGAGCGCCCGTCGCGGCGCGGCGCGTCCATGCGCCAGGCCTGGCCCGCCGCGTCGATGACGATCCAGCCCTCGTCGGCATCGGGAAGGTCGGCGGTGACGAACCGGACCGCCTGATCGGTGGCGACGGCGCCGCCGAAACCGTCCCGCTCGAAGGCGGTGCGGTCGATGCCGCGCAGGATCACCCGCAGGGGCGCACCGTCAGCGCCCGTGTCGTGCACCGTGCCGTCCGGCGCGCGCACCGTCACGGGCGCACCGAAATGCCGCACGAACGGGCCGCCCATGCGGCGGAACGGGGCGGCATCGGCGATCATCGCCTACTGGCCGGCATTGCCGCCAGCGGCGGCGAGCGCGTCGGACAGTTCCTTGTTGGACGCGGTCAGCTCCTTGATCTGCTTGTCACGCTCGGAGAGCGCGTCGGACAGTTCGGCCAGTTGCGCCTCGAGCGCGGCGGTTTCGCCGGCATTGGCGTTCTCGCGCTGGCGGAAGACGCCGTGCGCCTTTTCGATGGCGACGATCTCGTCGTCGGAAACCTTGCCGGCGCCCTTGCCGACCGGAACCGGCTCGCCGGGCGCATAGACCCGGTCGCCGGTGGTGATGGAGATGTTGAACCTGTGTGTCTTCGTGGCCATGGCGGCCTCCTTTGCAGTGCGGATCGGAACGGATTGACCGCCGAAGGCGGCAAGGCCGAATGGCCGTCGCCGCTCATGCGGCGGAGCGAGCGCGGCGGGGTCGCAACCCCGCCGAACAAGCGAAGCGAAAGACCTAGCGAACCGACGCGTAGAACGTCTGGTTGATGTCGACCGGCACCGGCAGTGGCGCCGACTGGGTCAGCAGCACCTCCGTGGACGGATCGTCCTCCTCGAAGATCTTCGAGAACCGGGCCTCGGCGCGCATCGACTTGAAGTCCTGAATGGCGCCGTAGGCCATGTGCCCGTCCATGCGCGCGCCGATGCCGGCAACGCCATATTGCGGCCAGAAGTGCTGGGTCTGGTCGGCATCGTCTTCGTAGGTCTGGGTGTACTCCCAGAAGTTGAGGCCCTCGATCGAGCCGATGTAGCGGGCGACATCGTCGAGCCCGCCGGTGGCGCCGGCCGCCAGGCTCATCTCGCCGTCGCGCTGGCGGCGATTGTCGAGGATCTCGCGGACATCGTCGTCCTTGGTGAAGATTTCGGCCGCGCCGTAGCCCATGACCCAGTTGCGCACGACGCCGCCGGAGATCGAGCCGACCGACCGTGCCCACGCCCGCAGATTGTCGAGCGGCAGCACGCCGGTCTCGCCCCAGCGCGCGGTCGTGGTCAACGCCGTGGACAGCGACGCATCGCGGCTGTAGTCGATCGTGTCGGAAATGCCCTCGCCCTCGGCGACCACCTGGCCGTTGATCAGCAGATCCGCGCACATCTTTTCCTCGCGGCCGCGGATCTCGTTCTCGTGATCGGCGAGCGTCTGCTGCACCTGCACCTCGTGCCGGTCCAGCATCGACATTTCGCCGCCATAGCGTTCGCCGGTAAGCCGCACCTGGCTGTCATTGGGCCGCAGCGAGTTCTTCGGCTTCAGGTAGGGCGCCGAATAGGCGGTCGCCTGCCGCGCGCGCCGTTCGCGTTCCTTGCCCGGCACGTTGGGCGAGACGAACGGCGCGATCTTCCGGCGGCGGCCGATGCGATCGAAGATGATCTCCTGTGTCTCGAACAGGGCGACCGAGGTGAAGAACATGTCCCGCAGCCAGGGCGTGAACGGATCGAGCGCATCGGCGGCCGCGACCACCTGCGCCGTGGTGAAATAGGTCGGCATGGTGGAGCCTCCTTATGCCAGGGTTTCGATGAAGATGGAGCGGTCGGCCGCGTCGCAGGCCGCCTCGAACTCGGCCGCCGTGACGCCCGCGCCGAAGGTCAGCTTGGCCGCGTCGAACACGCCCGTGCAGTAGGCGAGCGCGGTCACGTCGCCCGAGGTCGCGTCGACCGCCTCGGCGAGGATCAGCCGCGGCGTCTCCGAGCCGTCGGAGGACGCATCGAGGGCCAGCTTGTACTTGCCCGAGGCAGTGATCTGGCCGATCACCGCGCCCCGGGCCAGTTCGCCCGCGCCGGAGACGACCGTCACGGTACGGGTGCGGACGGGAAAGCCGCCGAGGATCATGTCGCCCGGCGTATGGGTCTGGGTGGTTGCAGGCATGGCTTAGCTCCTCTTGCCCTTGCGCTTGTCGATCGCCGCGAGCGAGGCGGCATGGATGCGGTCGGCCATGCCGTCCGCGCCCTTGGCCTTCGGCGCGGCAAGCGGCTTGAGGCCGGTGCGGTGCGCCGACATCTTCTCGGCGAGAGTGCCGGCGGCGGCGCGGCCGGCGGCCTTGTCGCCGGTTGCGGCCTGCATGATCCCGACGGCCTCGTCGGCGGTCAGGCCGGTGCGGTTGAAGGCCAGGTCGGCCGCGAGCGCCGGGACGGCGGCCGAGGCCTCGCAGGTCAAGATCGCCTGCGCGCGGGCGTTGGCCGCGGCGAAGCCGCGACGATAGGCGGCCCGCATGGCGGGCTTTTCGTCGTCCTCGCCTTCGGCCGCCGCGTCGTCCTCTTCACCCTCGGCTTCGGGATCGGGATCGTCGCCCTCCGCCTCGTCCTCCGGCGTCTCGTCGGCGGCCTTCGGATCGTCCTCGGTTTCAGCGGCGGGATCGGGCTTGTCGTCCCCGGTCTCGGCGCGGGTCTTCATGCGCCCGGCGATCAGGCCGAGCGCACCCGTCAGGGTGGTGCTCATGGGTTTTCCTCGATGGTAGGGCGCGGGATTGCGACTTTCTTGCCCTTGACGGCGGGCCGCCGATGTCAGCCGTAGCGTTCGACGAACGCGGCGAAGGCCTGGCGCGGAGCCGCCACCATGTCCGCAAGACCGGCCTCGACCGCGGCATCGCCGCGCAGGATCCCGGCCCTCAGATCGAGCGCCGCCTGCTTCGTCAGACGGTCGCCACGGTAGCGCTCAAGCCGGCCGGCGAAGCGGTCTGCGCCCGCCATCACCAGCGCGGTCATGTCGTCGGCGAAGCCGTCACGTTGCTCGGCAAGCGGATGACCATCCGCCTTCTTCTCCGCGCTGGTGAATATCTGTACGTCGAAGCCGTCCTGGTCGGCCTTCCGAAGCGCATTGACATACATCGCCATTGCACCGATCGAACCGATGGCGCCGCTCTCGGGAACGACGATGGCACCGCAGGCCGACGCCAGCAGGTAGGCCGCCGAAAGCGCATTTGGCGTCAGGATCGCAACGGTCGGCTTTTCCATGGACAGCGCGAAGATTTCGTCGGCCAGCTCGAAACAGCCATCGACGAGGCCGCCCGGCGAATCGACCTCGAACGCGACAGCCTTGATGGCGTCGTCGGTCCGCGCATCCTCTACTTCGATGGACAGGCCCTCGTAGGAGGTCATGCCGGAATGCTCGCCCTGCCAAGCGCCTTTGTCGACCAGCGTCCCCTCGATGCAGATCACCGCCACGCCACCGACCTGTTGCGGCCCCTGGTAGATTCTCTTTTCGGTCCAAGGGTCGATCTTGTCGCGCAGCCGCTCGGTCAGTACGCCCATTTCGATCTGTGAGATCGGGCCGCCAAGAACGCGCGGCCCGAAGACCTCGGCGAGAACCGCCGCCTTGCCGGGGTCGATCATCAACGGCGTGTCGACCCACTTCTGGGCCAGCCGTGCAAAGGGAAAGGTCATGGCTTCACCTGCTGATCGAACGGGTACCCGACCCGTCACGCGCTGCGGCCGATCAGGCCGATCTGGTACTTCGCCTCCGCCCCCGCGGCATTGGCGATGCGCAGGATATCGCCCGTGTCGGCGGTCACCGCGCCCAGGCCGGCCGCGCCGCCGGCCGCCAGCATCACCATGGCGTTCGGAACGATCGGGCCGAGCGTCGGCGTCGTGCCCCCGAGGAACCCGGTGAACGGGTTCGAACCGCCGCCGATCGTCAGGTTGGTCGTGTTGGGGTCACCAGTCTTCGGGGCGTTGATCAGGATCAGGCCGACCAGCTCCGCCATGGCGATCGCGTTGCCGAACGTGTCGGTCAGGCCGCCGACGAGATCGATATCGTCATTGGCGCCCGAGGCGACGGTGCGCTCTCCGAACCAGGACAGGTCGGCCTGGCCGGCGCCGGTGCCGGTGGCGAGGATCAGTTCGAGGTCGATCTGCGCCGGCGCGGCGGCATTGCCGAACGGGCCGTTGACGCTCTGAACGGCTCCGAAATCAGCCTTGATGGTTGTCTGCAACGTCATGGTCTCGGTCTCCTTGAAGTGGTCGGTCTCACGCGGCGCGGCGGCCGATCAGCGGAACGCCCGAGCGGGAGCGCGCACGCGCCTGCCGGCGCCGTTTCGCTTCGGCCCCGGACAGTTCCTCGCCGTCGGTCCCGTCCGCCCCCTCGGGCTGCTGCGGCTGGATCCGCGCCTCGGGACGGCCAGGATCGGGATCGAGCCCGAGCGCGGCCATGGCCGCACGCTCGCGGGCCCGCTGCTCGATCACCTCGCGCCAGTCGAGCCCCTGCTCGGCCGCTTCGCGCTCGAGCGTCGACACGTTCAGCGAAATCCGCATGGCGGCCGCCTCGGCCTCCTTCTGCGGGTCGATGTAGCCGCGCGCCTGACCGATCCAGTGCGCCCCCGCCCATGCATCGGGCGCCAGCGCGAAGGACGGAGCCCCGGCCGGAAGATCGAGCAGTCCCTTGTCGAAGACCTCCTCGAGCCAGGCGCGGTACCAGGGCTGCAGGAACTGCGCGATGATCTCGACGCGCATCGCCTGGAACCCCTTCCAGACTTCCTGCAGCGCCGCGCGGGCCGACGAATAGTTGACCTCCGACCAGTCCATGGTCAGCTGCTCGGCCGTGATCCCGAGCACGGCGGCAAGGTTGCGCAGGCCGAACTTGAAGAACGATTCGAACCCGGTGTTGGGATGCTGCGGCCGGCTCAGTTCGACATCCTCGCCGGGGTTCAGGAAATTGATCTGCCCGCCCGCCATGCGGATCGGGCTTTCCTTGTAGACCGAGGCCTGCGCCTGCATCATCGCGTCCATCAGCCCGCCCAGCGCCTCGGCCGGCTGTTCGGCCTCCAGCGCGTCGGCGAGCGCGCCCGCGTCGAGCGGAGTGGTCACGAAGGCGGCGAGCAGGGCGTTGAGCGCCGCCGCCGACAGTTCGTAATCGTCATACTGGTGCAGCTGCCGGCCCTTGCGCATGAACGGCACCAGATCGGCCACCGCGCGGGTCATTCCCGCCTCGCGGCGGCGGCGCAGGTGCACCACGCGCGGACGGCCCCATTCCGTCTCGCGTTCGATGAACGTCCAGTGCTGCGGCATCTGGCCCGGCAGGTGCCAGTCGCCCGGATGGGCGTCGGCGAACCAGTAGCCCGTGGCCGCGCCCAGCGCGTCGAGCGAGACGCCGTCGCGCAGATCGACGCGGTCCATCGTGCCGCGCGGGTTGGAACAGCGCGCCGGATGGACGACCTGCATGGCGGTGCGCCAGCCCGCCGGCGCATCCTCGCGCCAGACCAGAATGCCGAAGGCCTCCCCGTCGGCGATGTAGTGCCAGGTGGCCGACGTCACCACGGACATCGCCGTTCCGGCGCGCTCGGCGTCCGCCCAGAAGCCGCCGCCCTCGGAATAGTCGCGCCACAGCGTCTCGATCTGTTCGCCGATCGCCTGGGCCTGATCGCGGGTCAGGCCGAGATAGCGCCAGTTCGGCATGGCATTGAGCCGGAAACCGGCGCCGACCAGGTTGACCAGCTTCTTGTCGATGGCGGCGAAGACCCAGCCATCGTTGCGCGCCATGTCATGAACGCGCGCCGACAGCGGTTCGCGATCGGCCGACACGGCGGCCTGGCCCGACACGAACGGCGCGCGCCATTCGCGCAGCGCCGCATGATCGGTGCCCGCGCCCTGATAGGCCCGCCGCCAGGACGCGCTCATGGCGGTCGCCTGCGCGCGCCGGCGCATGCCGGCGGGCAGCGGCTGGCCGTCCGGGCCGAGGATCACCGGGTCGGTCACCGGAAGCTCACCGCGCGGGACGGCGCCCGATGCCGGACCTGCCCCGCAAGCGCCGCGCGGATCTCGGCGATCCAGCGCCGCAGCCTGTTCTCGCTGGTCGCCTGGAACTTTATGGTCTCGCCGTCATAGGACAGTTCCACCTCCTGCGCGCCCAGCATCAGCCGGTTGAGCGCATCCTCGGCGTCGGCAAGCCGCTGTTCCCAGACGGCCCGGTTCGTATCGGTGACAGTGATCGTCATGGGTCCTGACCGGTTCTGGCGCGCCGGGCGCGGGCGAGCGCGTCGGCGACGGACTGTCTGGAGGTTTCATCGGCGGCCGGCGCGGCGGCCCCCTTTGGTTGCCCGGCCGTCGAGACCATCAGATCCTCAAGATCGACTTCGGCCGGTGCGAGCGCGGCCACGGCATCACGGCGCGCCGCCCACTCATCCTCGCCCCAGCGGTTGACGCCGAGCCGCACCATGGCCGCGCGCGCCTGGTTGGCGTTGTCGAGCACCTCGTTGCGCTTGCCGGCGGGAAGGTCCCACTGCCAGCGAACCCGGCCGGACCGGCGCACCATGACGCGCCGCTCGGCGACGAGCTGCTGCCAGAAATCGTCGCCCATGCCGGCGGGCAGGTCGACGTATCCCGGACGCGCCGGATCGGTCTTCTTCAGGTGGCGCATCAGCCGGAGCTTGAACTCGGAGGCGTTGAAGGTGAAGAACCGGTTGGCGTAGGGCCGCCGCTTCTTGCGGCCGCGCTTGTCGGTCTCGTAGGAGACCTGCAAAAGCAGCGGCGCGTTGTCCTGGTTGCCGCCGCGCACCATGATCACCTTCGAGCGCGGGTGCTTCTTGGCCCAGTCCCACACATCGTTGGTCGAGTAGTTGCCGTCGATCGCCGTCATGTCGACGGGCCGTGCGAGACCGCTCTCGTCGGTCCATTTGCGCGCGATCAGCGCATCGAGCGCCGCCCTGATCTCGGGCTCGGATACATGGCCCGAATGCTCTTCGGCGCCCGGGCCGAAGCGCCCGGTCCGTCCGTCGAACCGGCCGTGATCGATCGGCGCCGCGTAGGCGAACTCGCCGAACCCCCAAAGGGTCCACTCGACCCAGCTTTCCTGAACGTCGATGCCGAGGCAAAGAACGAGCGCGCGATCGGGCACGGTGCGCTTCCGGCGGGCATTTTCCTCGGCCCTGTCGCGCAGCATCTCCCAGTCGACCGCAGCCTGGTCGAACACCATCGGCAAGCCGAGCGAATCGTTGAAGAACGTCTGCTCGATCGAACGGCGCTCGGCCTGGTCGGCGTCCTCGGCCGCTCCGTTCTGCACCTTGGCCCAGCCGCGCGCGATCGCCGACCAACTCTCAAGCGGCGAATAGGCCATCCAGATATGGAACGACCGGTGCCAGTTCTTCCGCTCGGGATGGCGCGCGACCCAGTGCGCGCCGTTGGCCGGATCGACCATCCAGGCCCGGTGGCGTTCCTCGATCCGCCCGGCGCAGGCGATGCACCGGAAATGCGCCTCCTCCGGGTTCTCCGGATCGAGATGGTCGCGCATGTTCTCCCATTCGAGCGGCTGGAACGCGCCGCAATGCGGGCACGGCACGTGGTAGCTTTCCTGGCTGCCCTCGTTGAACGAACGCGTGATCCGGCATCCCGGCGACAGAAGGGGCGTCGACAGCTTGAAGATCTTCGCCTGCGCTGCGGCCTTGGCGCGGCTCTCGGCCTGCACCTCGGGGTCGCCGGCCGAATTGTCCTCCCATTTGCCGAGATCGTCGTGAACCTGCTTGGGGCAGGTCATCTGCGACAGGTTGGCCGCCGAGTTGGCGCCGGCCACCTGGATCGCGCCGCGCCCGTCGCTGCGCTCCTTGTAACGCACCGAGCTGCCGCCATCGCGCGACCGCTCCGGAAACAGCGTGCGCAAATCCTTCGATTCCCGGATCATCGGCGCCAGCTTCTGTTTCGACCACCGGTCGCCGTTCTCCTCGGTGGGGTGCACGTAGAGGAAGAGGCACGGGGCGAGGTCGAGCGTGCCGAGCGTGAAGACGTTGGCGAGCACGGTGCCGCCGACCTGGGCCGACTTGCGCAGCGTCACGTAGCGGCACGGCTCCTCGGGCGACAGCGCGTTCAGGATCTCCGTGAAGAACGGAAACAGCCTTTCATTGTAGGCGCCGGGGAAGTCCGAACTGGTCTCGGTGAAGCGGATGTTCCGCTTGGCCCAGGCCAGATAGTCGACCGGCGGCGGCGGCTCGGTCACCTCCGCCAGGACTTCGGCCAGAAGGCGTTCGGGATTGTAGAGCAGCGTCACGCGGCCAGTTCCGGTGCGTGCGCGGCATCGTCATCGGTCGCGTCCTCGACATGGACCGGCTGGGCTTCCGCGTCGGCCTTGAAGCCGGCGCTTGCGCGCTTGCGGGAGTCGCGCCAGCAGCGGGTCAGCAACGTCATCGCCTCGGACTTGGAAAGGCCGTGCTCGGCGGCCAGCGCCATGGCCATGTCGCGGATCGCCGCCTCCATCACCGTGAAGGCTTCCGAGGCGGCGCGGGTGATCTGGGTCCGGGCATCGGCGGTCAGCATGTATCGCCCGGTCTGCGCCGCTTCCTCGCGCGCCATGCGCTCGGTCTGCATCTTGGCCTGCTTGGCCTTTTCCTCGGCCACGATGCGCAGGTGATTGTCGGCCGCCGAAGGGCCGGGTTCGAGCGGTGGGGCTTCCAGTTCGGCGCGTCCAGTGCTGCCGTCGATGACAGCAGCAGCCGCCTTGCCGTTCGCGCCCAGCGCCTGCGACTGGTCGAGCCGCTGGCCGAGATGGCGATCGGCGATCTCGACGATGATGCGCGCACGCCGGCCCTCACCCTCCAGCGCCGACGGGCCGATCTGGCCATCGGCGATGTACTGCGAGATGCGCCCCGGCGAGACGCCGCGGTGCGCGGCATACTCGCCCTTGCTCATCGTGCGCTCGGTCATGATGACATGCCCCGCGCGTTCGCGCTCACTTTAGCGATTGGCATCGATCTTTAGGCTCGGTGTTTAGGCTTCGAAAACCGGCTCAGACTGGCCACAAACTGGGGCCCGAATTACTCGCGTCGGCGAGGCGCCGAGGAAGGACCCGCAGCGCCGCACCACACCCCCCGTTCAATGCGAATGGACCTGCGACGCCGATCACCATCGGTGGCTTTGCCGTTTGGACCGGCGTTCAGCAACGGTATGGGCGGTTGGGCTTGCGCAGGATGGCATCGGCGTGCCGCCTGACCCAGACCGGCAGGCGCTGCCTGACCGTCTGCGCCGTCCACTGGCGGAAGCGGAAGCGCTTCTCGTAGGCGGGCCGGTTGGTCGTGAAGATGAACAGCGGCACGATCGTGCCGTCGGCCTTGCGCTGCCAGATGCCGCGCGGCAGGCTGTCGGCATTGCCGCCCATGCCTTGGTCCCGTGCCCCCGGCACGAAGACCCGTCCGATGCCGCGCGTCTTGCGGCGCTTCATCGTCTTGCCCGTCGCGTTGCCGATGCCCTCGGTGCCGATGCGCAGCTGCGCGACGATTTCCGGATAGACCCGCGTGGGCACGTTACCGTAGCGGTTGAGCCGGATGCCCGCCCCCGGCATCGCGTATTCGTTGGACCGCATCAGCCCCTTGGCGATCAGGAACTTCTCCCACCTGGTATGGCCGCGATATTCGCCGGTGATTTGCGGCCGCAGATACTTGGCCGCCGGCGTTCCCTTGCCCGCCCGATCCTTGATGAACAGGCGCGCGACCGGCTTGCGCGTCGAGGCGAACGCCATGGTCGCCGCGCGCTGGGTGAACGGCACGGGCTTGTCGAAAACCCGCTTCGTCCATTTCTGGAAATAGCCCTCGGCGGGCGCGTAGCCGCTGAACGACCGCCTGCCGACGCCGGACTTGCCGACGATCTCGACGGCGGTCTGGTTGACGGCGCGGCGCAGGACGCGCGGCAGGTCCTCGCCCAGATCGCGGGCAAGGCGCCGGTCGAACTGCAGATGGTTGCTGCGGACGGTGAGCATCGCGGCTGATCGCAGGCCATAGCTTCCACTTCGCGGACCATCGCACGCGGCCAGATCGGCCTTGTGGGGTCCAGGGTTGCCGGGTGTCGCATCCCGGGGAACGGGATCGTCAACGCGAGAAGAGCACGGAGGCGCCCTGCGGCAGTGGCCTAGTTCGAAGCGCTAGTCGCTGAGCTTCACGCTGTCAACGCCCATGCGGCAGGGTGTGAGCCTTCCGAACAGGTCGAGCTCGAGGGCCAACTCGCCGTTGCGATCCTCCGACCGCACGACATGCCCTTCGAGCCCCTTGAACATCCCCGAAGTGATCACGACACGCCGGCCTCGGGCGAACAGCACGCCCTGGCTGAACGCATCAAGTCCCTCGAATTCCATCAGCTTTTCGACCGTTGCACCCGGCAACGCCTGCGGCCGGCCGGCGCTGCCCAGGATGCCGGTGACGCCGTCGAACGTCATCACGCCGAGCCATGCCGCCTCCCATCCGGCGATCAGCTCGACCAGCACATAGCCGTCGAACAGTGGTATCTTGCGGTCGACGACGGCGCGCCGACGCCCCACCCTTTTCACAACTTTCCGCATCGGACACCAGGCGTTCAGCCCCTCGGCCCGCATCGATTCGGTTAGCGCCATGCCACTGCCGCGATGGGCCACGACATACCAGGCGCACTTGCCGTCGCGATCGGCCGCCTGGGCCCGCAACCAGCGGACCATGTCGCGCCGGGCGCGCTCGCTTTCCGCCTTTCGCACCGACCGGTCCGGGTCGACGACATGGGTCCGCCAGTCGTCATCGCCAAAGTCAGGCTTCACGGTCATCTCCCGTCGCTCCATCGGTTCGGGTTGCGGTTTCAAGCGCCTCGGCGAACGCCACGAGCGCGGCATCCAGATCGCCGCCGGGCGGGGTCTTCGGCAAATAGACGACCTCCATCCCATCGGCGCGCGGGAACCATGGCCAGCGTCGTTCCGCAAACAGGGCCTGCCAGGCCCTGGCCAGATCAGAGCCGGCGGGCACGGCCTCCATCGCCTCGGCCATGGCGTGCCATCGCGGCGCGAACACCTGCCCCTTGCGGCGCTGCGCCGCGTAGCCGATCGCCATGAGCGATGGCCATGCGGCCCGGAAATGCACTGGCAGCGGCGTCTCTGGCAGATCGACGCCCTTGCGCTCGGGCCCGGCCATGACCTGGCCGAGCCAGAACGCCGACCAGACTGGGCCGAACGGCGGAGCGTGGCCGTCGGGCAGCCTGGCCGACCGGGCCGAGTTCGTTGCGGTACGCCTGGCGCGCTCGACCGCGCTGTCGGACAGGTCGGTCCATTTGCGGTCCCGGAAATAGACCCCGAGCGGCACGGGCTTGACGCCCTGCCGGGCGCATTCACCGAGATAGGCGTCGCGGCAGCGCTCGGCTTCGGCCCGCTCGGCGTCGGTCAGCCGGCCGAACTGCGTCACCGCCCAGCGGATCGAGCCGCCCAGCCATCCGTGCCACTCGCCCTGCGCCGAGCCGGCGCCCTTGCCCAGCGCCTTGACGCGCTTTTCGAACTTGGCCGGGTCATCGACCGTTCCGGACGCCCCATCGTCGGGCTCCAGATGTTGATCGTTCCCCGCCCCGTCCGTCGCCTCGCGCGCGCGCTCTCTCTCTTGAGGGTTATGAGGGTTATGAGGGTTATACTGAGGGGTTGGGTGACATCTGGTGTCACCCTTATTGGCCGATTTGTCACCCTTAGCGTCCGAAATGTCACCCTTGGCGTCGTCGGCTAAGGGTGTCACCATGTCACCCTTAGCCACTACATCTTGTGTCGCCTCTTCAGCGCGCCGGCCATCGATCACCGCCGCCCAGCCGTGACGGGACAGCGCATTGAGCATGTCGACATCGAGCGCATATTCGTTGGTGGAACCCGGCCCGTTGCCGCCCTTTCGCACGAGCGTGAGCAGGCCGACCGAGACGAACTCGTCGATCTTGCGCTGGACCGTGCGGCGCGAGGATTCGGCCGCCAGGGCCACCGTGTCGAGCGAGGGGAAGATCTTCGTGCCGTCATCGTGGCAGTGATCGATCAGCTTCATCAGGACGAGCTTGCGCGTCCTGCAGCCCATCACCGCCTTAAAGCCCAGCCCGAGCAGATGCGCGCTCACGCCGGGCCTCCATCGTCTTGCCCGTGCTGAAGCGTCAGGGGCTCACTTCCTTTCCCATCAGCCGGCACGTCATCATCCAGAATCGCATCAACCAATTCGTCGCTGACAAGGGTCAGCAGAAGGCGGCGGCGCAGTTCCGTGACGGTCATCTTGCGCGCCCTGGCCGCCGCTCGCAGGCCGGCATTGATCCGCGCGTCTTCAGCGCGGGCCGCATCACGCCTTCGCGCATAGCGGATGAAGCCGCCGATCGTGGTCGTCTTCACCCCGAGTTCGGCCGCGATCTGGGTGCGGCTGGCGCCCGCCTCACGGCGGGCCATCACATAGTCGGTCCGGTGCATGCCGCGCGGGTCGAGCGTCATGGGCTGAGCCCCCTATCGCTCGCAACGCCGGTCATTTTGTTCGCGCCACGCCCCTCGCCCTTCATCGCCTCGAGCATGGCGCTGGCGGCGGGCCAGTCGACGCGCAGCGACAGCCGCCTGATCCCGTGCCAGGGCCCCATGATCGCCCCGCCGAAGGCGGCGGCGCGGCGCAGCGTCTCGATCTCCATGCGCACGTCGACCGCATCGACGCAGCCGGCCCGCCAGCGATCGCCCTTGTCGCGGGCGCGCTCGTCGGGCAGCGGGAAGCCCGGGCCGCCCACCGTGGCGGCCAGCCGTGCCTCGCGATCGACGGTATCCGGAAACAGGCCGTTGACCGGCAGGAGACGCGCCGGATCGTCGGTCTCGCCCCCGCTCGCCAGCCATCGGTCGGCGATCCGGTCGAGCGCCCGAGCCAGCGCCTTGAGCGCGGCGTCCCGGCTGGCGAAGAACCAGCCCGGCGGCAGCACGGTGCGACCCAGGCCGATCGTCGGCGCGAGCACCCAGGTGAAGCCGCGCACGGTGCCGGTCCGCCCGCGCAGCGGATCGCCGCCCAGCTCCGGACCTGATCCGGGGTCCGGCGCGATGCAGGGCACCACGGCCAGCGCGCCGAACGCCTCGCCCGCCAGCACGACCCGATGGCCGTCCGAGACCATCGGCACCGAGACTTGTTCGGGCAGGCGGGTCATCGGATCGCCCCCGTGACGCCACGCCCGCGATCATCCCTGCCTGTTTCAGGGAGAGACGGCTTTACCTTGCGTTTACGATCGCGGCGAAGAGTCGGGATCGGAAAATCTTCCGAAGCGTAGTGCCCGTTGCGCGAATTACTTCGCCCACGAAGAAGGACAAGACAGTGGAACTGATCCTCGCCATCGGCATCGCCATTTGCGCCGTGACCATGTCGTGGGCCTGCGCCGGCGTCGGCGCTGATCGCCAGGAGATCAGGCAGATGCTCGAGCGCGAGGACGCCGAGCGCGCCGACGATGATGCGTTCATCGACGACTAGCACGATCCCCCCCCTTCCGCACCGTGTCGCGCGCCATGTAGAGCGTGCGCCAGACGGCATCTTCGCGCACCGACAGAAGGTCTGCGATCTCCCTGGTCGAGAACTGGCCCGACGCCCACAGGACGCACGCGGCGATCGCCTGGCCGTCGAACAGGACCGCGCGGTTCATGAATTCGCCTCTTTGTCGCTCGCAGTGTCGGCCGCTGCGCGGCCTTGCTCGCTCCCGGCCAAAGGGCCGGACGGGCAGTCGCCCTTGCGGCCTTCGGCCGGGCCCTCATCCTGAGCGTGCGGAACGGGCCTGTGGTGAGCCAGTCGAACCATCATTCCGCCGCCTCCAGGAAGAACGGCTCGACGGCGGGCCGCCAGGCGTCGCTCGGCTCCGCAGCCGCCTTCAGGAACCCGCAATTGGCCGAAACGAGCGCTGCGGCCGGCCAAGGGCTGACCGAGTTGCCGCATTTGTGGATCTGCTGGGTCTTGGTGATCGGCGCGCCATCGGCACCCCGGTCGATCACGTAATCGTCGGGAAAGCCCTGGGCGCGGAACAGTTCGCGCGGGGTCAGCATCCGCATGCCGATGTCGACGATCGCCCACTCGGCGCCGCCGATGGTCACCGTGACCAGCCCGAACCGGTCCGCACCGGTCACCGAATGGCACGGCTCGCGCAGCGACGCGCCGATCGCCGTGCCGTAATACTTCACCATGAAGGCCGAGACGGCATAGGCGTGCGTGGTGCTGGCGCAGATCGTAGACAGCGGCTCGCACGCGTCGCGCAGCTCGCGTTCTGACCCCTTCATGTTCATCATGAAGGCGCTGACCACGGCCTGCGTCGATCCCTTGCCGACGATGGTCGACGCCGGCTTGCGCGCGTCGTGGCCGATCACGCCGGTGTTGTGCTGGGCGAGGAACGCGGCGACGAGGGCATGCTTGGCCCCGCCGGCGACGGCCGTGCCGAGCGGCTTGTCGAGACCCGGCACGCGCGGGGCCTGGCCGGCCCGCTCGCCATAGCCGATCTGGACCAGCGTCGGCACAACAAGGCAATTGGTGTCCTTTTTCGAGGCACAGACCGTGTGCATCGGCTCGCTGGCCGATCGGCTGCGACCGCCCTGCTGACCATAAGTCACGAAGAACGGTTCGGCCGCGTCGATCACATAGCGTTTCACCCCCGCCGCGACCCGCTTCAGCGTCGCGTCGGCCAGCGGCCGCTTGGCGCGCACGCCGTGCGTCGCCATGATCGCCTCGGACGTGTCGAAGATGGACGGGCACGGCACCGACCAGTCGATGATTTCGGCCACCGTGCGCCAGGGCTTCAGCGCGCCGGCCAGCACGCGCGGATCGCCGGGCGGCCCGTGCGTCGGCTCGGGCCAGACGATTGGTTCGCCGTCGCACCGCATGACGATGAACAGCCGCTTGCGGATCGTCGGCGCGCCATAGTCGCAGGCGCGCAGTTCGCGCCCTTCGATCCGGTAGCCATGGGCGCGCAGCGCCGCCTGCCAGCCGTCATAGTCTTCCCATGTGCGGAATTCCTCGACGTTCTCCATGATGATGACGCGCGGCTTGCGCGGGCCGAGCTGGCGCACGAACTTGGCGATCGTCCATGCCAGCCCGCGCACCGAGGGCGAGGTCGGGCGGCCGCCGCGCGCCTTGGAGAAATGCCGGCAGTCGGGCGAAGCCCACAGAAGACCGATCCGGTCGCCGCGGCGGCGCGCATGATCCTCGAGGTCCACCTGCCAGACATTCTCGGGCAGGTGCTCGGTCTGCGGATGGTTGGCCGCATGCATGGCGAGCGCGACGCGATCATGGTTGATGGCGATGTCCGGCGAGCGGCCGAGCGCCATTTCGATGCCGGTCGAGGCGCCCCCGCCGCCGGCGAAACTGTCGACGATCAGCATTTGTGCCCCCTATCGCCCGCCGCAAATTGCGCTGCGCGCAATGGCGGGCTCCGGCCGAAAGGCGGCGACCCCGGATCAAGTCCGGGGCAGGCTGGGCTGACGCCCTTTTCGGCTGCGGCGTTTGCATCGCTCCGATCGTGTTTCACGTGACCTGTGGTGCAACAGTTTGATTTCACAACGTCTTTTTCCGGCGGCAGGTAGAAGGCGCGTTCGGAGACCCCGGCCCAGTCGCAGATCGCCATGACCTTGCCGGCGTCGATGTTGGTGCCGCCCTGCGCCCGCGACAGGTCCGAGGCGGTCACCCCGATCTCGGCCGCAATCGCCCGCAGACCGCGCCTATCGGCGATGCAGGCGGCACGCACCGTCCTGGCGAAGGCGCGCCAGTCGAACCCGGCGCGGGCCGGGTTGGCGTCAGGCCCGGGCATGGCTCTGCCCTCCCTGCACCAGTTGCACCCCGTGTTCGGCTGGATCATGCCCCAGCGCGCCCCAGATGCGCGCCCGCGTATCCGGCGCCACCGGGCGGCCGGCGAGCGCGCTGTCGAACTCGGCATGGGTGATGCGCGCCTCGCGCCGGATCACGGACGAGACAGCGCGGCGGGCTTCGGCCGGTGGCTCGTCATGGACTCTGCGGCGGGCCACGATCCGCGCCCGCAGAAACAGGCGCAGCGTGTGGCAGGAAAAGTCGGGGATCGGCAACGTCATGCCCTCCCCCGTTCGGAATGCTCCGTGGTAGATCGGAGACCATGCTGACCGATGGCCCGATCAAGCCCGCCTATGTCCTCCTGACGATCGCGATTGCCGCTTTCGTCCTTGGCGTGTGGCTTGATACGTCGCAGCCGCGTCTGTGCGGCCCGCCCGACGAAAGCTGCGCGAGGGAATGGTTCGGAGCGCTCAGTGGCTGGTTCGCCGGCATCGCCGCGCTCATCACGGGCTGGTTCCTGCTCGGTCAGTTGCGATTGATGCGGCGCCAGACAGACTTCATGCTCGGACTGACAGACCCGACAATCGTGGCGCGTGATCCCCGATCGGACTTCGATGAGGTAGGGCTGAGAGTGGTCAACTGGAGCCGTTCGGAGATCGAAATCGGCCGTGTTCGATGTGTCCGGTCGAGTGCACCTCTTGAGATTGCCCTGAGCGAAGCTCGGGTTGATGGAGACAAGGTCCCTGTCAAGATGGATCCTAGCCGGAGCCCCCCTATCCGCGTTCCTGGCTGGATCGCTCGAACGGGCTCCCCGCCGATGGCCGAGATCCTCCTCATGACGGACACCACGAGGGCAGGAACTGCGGTACACGCCACATTCGCTGTGGAGGTGACCATGCTCGAAGAGAACCACCGTAAGCTGGTTCTTACTGCAAGCACTATCGTCACTTCGATACTGGACTAACCCCGCCATCACACGCTCCCTGGCGGTAGGGGCGCGGCGTCCTGCAGGCTCTTCCAGTCCACCCGATGCAGGACGGTCCGGTCGCCATAGGGCCGGTCATCGGCGCCATCGGCCGCCAGTTCCCAGACCAGCCAGCATGTGTTCATCTGGCTCGATGCGCGGGCGCCGGCCCATCCCTCGCGATGCATCATCGGCAGGCGGCGCGTGAAGACGTGGATCCGGGCCGGCGGCCATGTCTCGAGGAAGAAGGTGCGGTCGGCATCGTCGCAGCCCGCCAGCACGTTCAGATTGCACAGCATCGCCATCTTCGGCGGGCGGAACATCTCCAGCGCGTGCCGGATGAACCGGTTCATCGCCTCGCCATAGGGCGGATTTGTAATGATGTCGGCGCCCAGCCCGTCCGGATTGCCGTTGTCGGCGCCCATGAAGGCGTGGTCGGCCAGCCAGCCCCGGTCGGTGTCGAGGAAATCGACCGTCGCCTGGACCTCGCCATGCCGGTCGGCGCAGCCGCGGTCGCGCAGGTCCGACAGGATGACGTCGTAGCCGGCCGCCTCCAGCGGGCCAGAGATCGCGCCGAGCCCGCAGGCCGGCTCCCAGACCACCGGGCCGAACCGCTCATGCGCGAGCAGCGCGCCGATCGCCTCGGCCGGGGTCTGGTAGAAATTGTCGCCGCGTTCATCGCGCGAGGCCGAGCGCGTGCCGATCGCGGCGCGCAGGCTGGCGCGCGTCGGTTCCTGCCCCTCGTCGAGCCGGGCGCGGATGGCCCGCTCTGCCAGCCCCGGCTCAGCCCGTTCGGCGTCGCGCAGCGCCCGCGCCTCGGCCAGGCGCTGTTTGGCGATCCGGAAATCATCAAGGTGCAAAAGGTCCGCGCCGGGGACCGTTTCCGCATTGTCGTTCTGGGCCTTCGGCCGCCCGCCCTTGGAGATCAGCCCGGCCGCCTGCCCGGCATCGATCAGATCGGCGATGGCGATCTGCACCTCGGCCTCAATCAGGAGCGCCTCGCCCTGCAGCACATGCGCCTTGCGGAGCAGCTGCTCGGAGGCCTCAAAGCGCTTTGCATAGGCGGTCGCCTGGCGGGCCGTGTCGTAGGCGCGCGCGGACAGAAGGCGCGCCGCCTCCAGATCGCCGTCGCCGCCGGCGCCGCGCGCGGCATTGACGGTTCGGAACAGGGCGTTGAGCGCGCCCTGCAGTTCGTGCGCCTCGGTTTCGATGCGCCGAAGTTCCGCCTCGGTCAGCGCGCCGTCGGCATGGGCGTCGGTGATCGCGGCGATCACATCGGCATGTTCGCGCGCCAGGCCGGCAATGGCGCCGAGCGGCCCCGCCTCGTCGCGGCCACCGGCCTGAGATGTGGCCGGACGGAGCCGGTAGCCCTCGAGCCGCGCCAGCGCGCGCAGCAGCACCGGCTCGCCGGCATCGCGATCGAGATCGAGCGCGACATCGAGCGGTACATGCATGTCGGCATGGTCGCGGCTGCCATAACGCGACAGCGCAGCCTTGTTGACGCGGGTGATGTGCTGGGCGCTTTCGCCACCGCCGCAGGCCCGCACCGCATGACGCAATGCCGCCTTCAGTTCGGCCCGGTCATGGTCGGATGAGGGGCGGGTCATTGGTGTCCCCTATCGCCCGGCGCAAATTCCGCTTCGCGGAATGCCGGGCTCCGCCGCATAGGCGGCGCCGCGCGGTCGCGCGGGTTGGGCGCACGCGAAACCGGCGAAGCCGGCCGAAACCGATTACCGGCCGGTTTCGGTGACGGCGCCCCCGCGGCGTGCGACACGAAATGAAAAGGCCCGCCCGGCGCGGATAAAGGGCAGCCGGGCGGGCAGTTGCCCCGACGGCGCAGGGAGGACGCCGGGGTTGGGGAGGAAGGGAATGCGGACAACGGCGCACCCATCACCGGGTCACTCCGAAAGCGAGGAACACCCAGGCCGAAAGGACGGCGATGGTGAAGGCCGGCAGCGCCGCATGGGCGGCGATCGCGACGGCTGTGGCGGCGAGAAGCGCGGCACTCATTCCGCCGCCTCCGGCAGATCGGGCGCGGACGGGGCGGGACGCGGGATATCGTCCGGCCAGACCGCATCGGCGGGCCAGTTGTCCGACAGCCACTGCATGGCGGCGTCGAGACGGCGCGAACCAATATCGCCCCCGTCACGGAGCTGCTGCAGGCGAGTCCCACGGCTCAACAGTACCGTCGACAGTCGCGCCCGACTGAGCCCAGTCTGCTCCTCGTAGGCAGTGCATAGCCGCAGGAATCGATCAAGAACCGTCATGGTCGCGGGTTGTGGCGTACATTTGTACGCTTTGTCAAGCGACAACGTTCCGCTTTAACGCTGAAAGGCTACGTACGATAGTACGCAGATGACCATAAACCCTGTTCATGAGCGCATTCAGGAGCGGCTTGACGCGTTGGCAATCAGCCCGCAGCGCGCTTCTCTGGATGCTGGCTTGAGCAAGGACTACCTGCGATCTCTACTCAGCCGCCCGGACAGCTCGCCAAGGAGCGATGCACTGCAGAAGTTGGCCGTCGTGCTTCGCACAACGCCGCAATGGCTGCTGACCGGTAACGAATTGCCTGGCTCGGGCGGCGCCTTGCTCGAGCCGCCCGGAGTGCCAGTCGACCTGCCGATGCCGTCGGGGCGAGATTTGCCGGTCTTCGGACTTGCGGCCGGTTCGGGGACGGGCGCGCTGACCATGACCAGCGAGCCCGTCGAATACATCCCCTGCCCGCCGGGCCTCGCCCGGGTGCGCGACGCCTATGCGCTGATCGTTACCGGCAGTTCAATGGAACCCCGATACGAGGCCGGCGACGTGGTGTTCCTGAACCCGCACCGGCCGCCGCGCCAGGGCGACCATGTCGTCATCCAGGAAGCGCGGGAGGGCGGCACGATCGTCACCATCAAGCGGTTCGAGCGATGGGTCGACGATGCACTGATCACCACGCAGTACTCCCCGCTCCGCGAAGTGCGGTTTGCCCGCGACCAGGTAGTTGCCGTGCATCGCGTGCTGACGACGAATGAGCTGCTTCTGGCATGAACCGCCATCGCATCAAATCAGGTATCTAGCCACCTGAGTTCAACACTTGACAGGTGTCAGATCTTCGACAACTTTTCTCGAAGCTCTTCTGGCTTAACATTTCCCTGCTTCCATTCCTCAATGAGATGCAACAACGCTCCTATTCGTACCCTGAATCTATTTCTCAAAAGAAAGTTCGTAAGATATTCACCCTCTGAAATTCGTTTTAGATCCTCACTCACATTTATATCTTTTGCAAAAGAATCGGACTTAGATCGAACCAAATTTTTTGTGGCTCTAAACTTCATACAAGCAACTATTGTGTGGCGCACGGGATCAAGAAAAAGACTTAGCAATCGGGCAAGCGACGCCGCAATCAAGCCACCAATGAAAATCAGTACACTTCTGATCTCCGGACTTCCCAGCCATCCACCCCCAATACTAGCTTCATATTTTACAACTGAGAGCTCGCCGCTATTCGATATCACCAACGCTCCAGTCGAAGCATAATCCCTAAGGCGTGCTTCGTACAACGTGCAACTGTCAATGGTCTTCACTTCCTCAAACTCCGAAGTCACGGCACCATAAACAATGAACTGCGGGAGAATTGAATCTTGGCATGAAATGAATTGCATTCTTATAGAATCACCAGACTTGCGAAACTGGACTGCATAGGCCCCGTCAGTTACCTTTGCGACAGATACACTTGTTTGAAGAAAAAACAAGAATGAAATTAATAGTACTTTTGTGTTAACTCGCGACATGGCGCAAACAAATCCTCCAACTTTGCGGCAAAGAGAGCTCGGATTCGTCGCTCCACTTCGGCGTTCAAATACGTAAGCTCCGCACTACCTCTAGTTGAGTTTCTTACAGCTTGGATCTCCTCTCTAATTGTCGAGGTTGGCGGCTCAGACTGGTAGTACTTAGCACCCACGGCCTCAAGTCTCCTATAAACATTCGGCCACGTCTTCTTTTCAAAAACGAGCATTTCCTCAATCAAGATGGCAAACATGAATGTCTGTCGACCTTTATCCTCCAAAATCTTCTGCAGACAGCTCCCGTAGTCTTCCTCATCGAATACCAAATATGAATAATCGGGATCCCTATAATCAAAGTGGGACAACAAATCTGAAGGAAAAAGAACCTTCCAATCGTCAACACATAGCTGCAAATACTTAAACGAATCAGCAAGTTTATCAAGTAGAAACTCACCCCTTTCGGTAATCTCGATGTGCTTTATGTAGCCGATCGAGCCTGATGATCCTTCCGCACCGACATCAACTGAAATCAACTCCGAGGTCGGCACTTCAAAGAGGCTGCTCAATATATACCGCACCAATGATTCGGAGTAGCCGCGGCCATTCCTTCCACAGAATACTCGAATTATATCGCCATCTGTTGTGAGGATATCCTTTCGAGCTTTCAAATAGGCAAGAATTAGCTTCTTAAGCCAGATTGTGTAAAGATGGTTGTCCTTGAAATCAGAGGGCACTCCAACTTCTTTACTTGGCGACGGCGCATTAATGAGATAGATATTTGGTACATTGCCAGAAAATTGCGTATATCTACGCCGACCAGCAAGCATGTAAGCAAGCATGGATGGGTAATACTGTTGCGTAAATCTCGAATTCAGATCTGATTTCTGCCCATCAAGAAATTCGAGCCACGAGAATTCGGCTATTTGATTGATCATATCTCTAAGCCCTTTTCGGCTTAGGCTCCATAGATCATCGAGAAGTGCCTGCCCAGGACCAGACCTCTGCTGATAGAGCTCTCTAAGCCTTCGGATCTGTTTCAGAAACTCGTCCTGCTTGGCAGCCTCCTTGACTGTGTTAGCGAGTTCTTCAAGTAGATCGAAACGCCTGCCAACCACCTCCTTGGCCCTCGATAGCTCAGGAGGCGCCAAGGTGAATAGACGCTCCTCAACACCCTCCAGAGGAACCTCATGATGCTGAGAAATCAAGAAGGCTATCGTGTCTTCGCGACATGCAAAGAGGACCGGGATTCCCAACCGCGACGAACTTCGGTCAGTCTGAAGCCAGAACATCTTGATGATCTCGACGATAGTCGCATGAGCACGACGAACCTGCTCTCGCTCCGGGTGTTGATCACCACCTTCCGCAAAGAAGCCGCGGTCACCTAAGTGATAGAGGAAGTCAATATTATCTATGATTAGGAATACGCGCATAGCGTGTCTCTGGTGCAGCAAGCTGGTCAGATGAGCCAAGTTGGCGTCGATTTCTGATCGATCTGCCTCTCTTGGCAACCTACAGTCACGAGCCAACCGCTCAATCTGATCTCCGTTGAGAACACTATTATTCTTAAGAGTAGAGATAATACTTCGCTTTACGATTTCTAGTACCTCAAGGTCATCGGGTATGCCGTGATTGGCGCTAACGTCAAGATTGACTTTTACAGGGACATATCCGTCCTTCTTGAGGCGAGAGATCTGTCTACAGATGAAATTACAGATGAAGGTTGTCTTTCCAATTCCAACTCGACCAATAAGAAAGCTCAGTAAGTTTTGGCCTTCGTAAGAACCGTGTGGTATTAGGCGGTCATACAACTCGTCATATGAAAGCGTAGGGTTATCATAGAGCTGACCTTGGTGAATTGTCGGCTCCATATAGTAATGACGATGATGATGGAACAGCCGAGAAACATGTTCCGGGTTTCCAGCGTCAACAGTGTTAGCCGCAATAAATTCAAAGTTTGCAGTGTCGTGATGAGAAAATACCGATTTCAGCATCGAGACAAACTGTGCGTCGTCGCTGTGAAACTTCTTTGCATTTCGAATGAAGGACTTATGTGAACTTGTTTCCACACGACTAAACAGCTTCTTATTCTGAAAGCTTACAGCGTTTGATAAATCTCTAGCGAAGCTCTGTGGATCAATCATCGTATCATTTACTCGGCGAGATTGCGACATTTTGTTTGTCAAGATGGCTATATCACTGATGTTGAGTCAATGCTTGGAGCGGCCTCCACGTGGTAAGGTTCTTTAGACAGCAAGCATGCGATACGCGAGCATCAGTGAGACTTTCTGGACCGGGACTGCGGCGGTAGCTGTTCACTTGCGTCACTCAGGCAGATGAGACCATAGCGTCTTGAGGCCGTCATAGGCGCCCTGCTCCTGCTGCATGCAGGCGCGGTCCATCGTCGCCGAATAGGTCCCGCCGAAGCTGGCGACCGCCTCGCAGTGCTGCTCGACGTCGGAGCGTGGAATGACCGGTTCGGCGTGGGCGGCATTCGCGGCGACCAGCAGGGCAGCAAGCAGCGCCGGGACGATCCTCATGGCTCCCGGTCCTCCGTGATCAGGACCTTCTGGCCACGGGTCAGGAGGACGAAGAGGCCGAGGATGACGGCGCCCGCCATCCAGAAGCCGACGATCATGCCCGAGGCGATTGTGGCACCGATCGCGGCGCCGGTTTGCTCATATTCATTCGTGAGGCCGGCGGACCTCTCGCCGATGCTCACCCAGTAGCCGATCAGCCAGGCCGCCATCAGCAGGTTGAACCCGATGAAGATCCATTTGAACAGGTGGCCGAAGAAGCCACGCTTGCGCACCTCGCGCTGAATCACCGTCATTGCCCCACCTCCCACCCCGGTTGGCTTCGTAACACAGCACTCCATCAAGCCCTTCAACTGAGCGCAAGCGTACTAATGTACGCCACGACGCTTGACACGTACATTTGTACGCCATACGGTCCGCGCCGTCCCACCCGCCCTGCGACAGCATATGGCGTGCCGCTGGCCGGGACAGCGTTGAAGGAGCTCATGATGATCCGCACCCGTCCTGTTCCTGCCCCAAGGGCCTGTCCTGAGCTTGTCGAAGGGCCACGCCCGCTTGGCTGCCGCCAACGCCTCGTCGAGACGATGGCGATGACCATGCGCGAGATGGCGTTCGCCGGCGAAACCGTCGACGCCGAGGCGCTGCGTCAGCGCGGCTTCACCGACGCCGCGATCGACAGGCTGGCGCCCGAGGCGATTGCCCGCGCCCGCCGCGACGCCGTCCGCCAGATCGGCGCGGAGGCCGCGCGATGAACGATGCATCCTACACCGAAGCCGAGCGCCTGGACGCCCGCTACGAGGCGTGGATTGCCAGCGGCGGCCCCGAAATCGTCACACAGCAGCAGGCCAGGCTCGCGTCGAACGCCCTCGACACGCTGATCGCCGCACGTTGGAGCATCCTTCAACAGCGCATGATCCCCGAGTTCGACATCGAGGTGATGGAGGCGGTCATCCGCAAGGGCGACCGGCTCGAACTGATCAGCTGGTCGACCTTCAACAAGGGCTGGATGCGCAAGGCCGCTTCGGGCTGGACGATCTTTTCCGAGCGGGAGTACGCGTCATGAGCGCCTCAAAGCGCGACTGCGCGTCCGGGCCTTTGCCCGGGAGCGAGCCACCCGCCGCAGGCGGGTTCTCGGCGAGCGATAATCCAGGATGGACACCGCAGCACCAGCGCTGGTGGACCGAATTCACCGTCACGGTGACGCTCGTCCTGGCCGCCTGCGCCGGCACCTTCGTCGCGCTCTGCTTCAACGACTGGTCGCGCCTGGTCGCCGTCCTGGGGGTGGTGTGAATGACTGACCACCGCAAGGCCGACGATTGCGCACCCGGAAAGGCCGACCGGCCGTCCGGCCCCTTGGCGGGGAGCGAGCATGGCCGCGCAGCGGCCGAC